GATTTGCATTCTTCAAAACATGCAGATTTGAAAAAAGGACAGGTGGCCGAGTGGTTTAAGGCGCACGCCTGGAACGCGTGTGTGCGTGAAAGCGTACCGTGGGTTCGAATCCCACCCTGTCCGCCATCCTCTTTGCCAACATATTGATTTTCCATCTTATTCACCTTTCGTTTGTCCAACTTTTTTCTTAGGTTGGACAGAATTTGTTCTCGTTTTTGTCCCGGCAATGGCCTTGAGACCTTTTTCCGCAAGGGCTGCTTGGTTGGCGGCGGCGGTGTAGACCGAGACCTGTTTGAGGTCGGTGTGGCCAGTCACAGCTTTAATGACATCCCCACTCATGTTCCCTTCGGCCATCCGGCGGGCGGCGGCTTTGCGAAGCCCGTGGGCCGTGCAGTGGGTAAGACCGGCCTCGTTGCAACGGTCGCGAAACCAGTTGCCGAACCCCGCAGGCGTGAACGGCTTGCCTTGTTCAGTGGTCAAAAACGTTTTCTTGTCTCTTGGAAGCGGACGGATCGCATCCGTCAGGGCGGGCAGCATGAACAGATCAAGCTCAGCGTCGGTCTTCACCTGCTTAACCTGAATGTGTTTGCCCTTGATTTTGTCCCACCCCATCAACACCACGTCGCTGCGGCGCTGTGCCGTGTAAAGCAGCAGGATCAAAGCTAGGCGCGCCTTCGTCCCTTCGGGATGACGGGCCTCATAGGCTGCGATTTCCGCCTCAGTCCAAGTGTGGAAGCCTTTGGTCTTTTTCTTGAAGCCTTCCACCGCTTCGGTGGGGTTGTGCGCGATCCATCGATGGGCGACGGCGTGCCGCAGCATAATTTTCAGAATGGACAGGAGACGATTTGCCGCCTGCGGCGTGTCAGCCATCGCGCCGATGATAGCGCTGATATGCTCAAACCGAAGGTCGCGAACCATACGATGCCCGTGCTTCTCGCGGAAACGCTCGATAATCAGACGGTAGGTTTTCTTCGTGCTATCGCGCAGGCCCGTGAACTTCGGCGAGCGATAATAAGATACCGCCAGCGCATCGAAGGAGCCGGATTTCGTGCGGCTCGCTCCGATGTTGGCGCGCCAGTCGGTGACGCCTGCAAGAGCTTCCGCATATGCCTTTTCAAACTCCGCTCCAAGCGGCGGATAGGGCAGATACGTGTCCACGCCCTTGGCACGAAAACGAATGCGCCGCTTTTTATGGCGGTCGATCACCAAAGAGCAATGCTTCGGCAGGCCATTGCGGCTCTTGCGCGTCATTTCAGAACTTCATCCCAAGTGTTATCAGATGCCGCACGGGACTGTTCCGCGAACGACGCCAGCGCCTCAATGCGGCCATCAGGATGGATCGTGATTTTTGCATTCTCAAAACCGGCCTCAAGCGCGGCCTTGAAGAGGCGCTTTGCGTCGTTCTGCCGGATGCTTGAAGTGCGGGCCATCTCTAAAACCTCATGACGGTGGACGGCCCCCGAAGGACAGGGGCCGCTTTTTTTGGCAAGTGCTTAATTGCCGGGATTGAAATAGACAGCGCGCCAGTCATAGACGCCGCAGTCAAAATCGAGGATCGTACGGAAATCCACGCCGAGGGTGGTCCAGCCATCCTCAGTTGCGATAGAAGGACCGCTGCTGCCGTTGAGGTAGCCATGCATCAACGCGGGGCGCTGACCCGGATCGGCGAAAAGATACCAGCCATTGCCGTCAAGGCGATTTTCGACCATCACACGGAGCTTGCCGGCAAACGGGTTGGTGTCATTGATGTTGACAGCATTGATAGAGGCGACGAGGCGTTCAGCTTCGGTTTCTCGCGCTGGTCCCACCAAGAGAACGGCGGGGACAACACCAGCCGTTCCAGTACCGTTTACGTTCTTGTGCGTGCGCATAGCGATACGAGCATCGCCGACCGCATCGACAGTGATGGCCGATCCTACGGCGGCTTTGTTGTTCCTGTCCGCGTGGAACAGAGGCTTTTCATCCCCGAGAAGCACCCCTGCCTTGTCATTAGCAAGCAGCAGATTAGCGAAACCATCGCCTTCCGCATCAGAAGCGGAAAGGGCGGCGGCACGCAGATAGCCGTCCATCGCGCCGAGATCATCATTGATCAGTGCTTGGCGACCGATCCGAAAGGCAATCCCGAACGTTTCGAGCTTCAAACCGAAGCTATCTTCTTCAAACGTCCCGTACTTGACTTCACCGTTTTCGAGAATCCGCTCCAGCTTCGGCGCTTCGCCCGGACGGATGAAAGTCTGACGGCGGAAATCGCGGGCATCGCGCCTGATCGAGAGCGCCTTAAGCGGACTGGCGAGCGGTTCGTAGCGTTCAACCAACGTGCGGTTAGCGCCCTCTTCAAAAAGAAGGGGGAAATCGCTGGTGGAATGCGCTCCGCGAGAGTGGAAGCCGCCAAGGCCGCGCCCACCCATCATGAAGGCCGCTACCTGATTGTCGTCCATGGTGCGGGTGGAAACATTTGCTTCCTCCATCATATGGCGCCCGATCTGGATAAGCGAAAGTCCAGACAAGGGGTTGTTCTCAACACGCGACGTACCGCCAAGGCGAGTGGCAACCGCGTCCATAACGAAATTCCGAGTGTCACCCTGACGGTGATTGAGGCCGGTGATGGGGTTCAGTCCGACACGGCTATCGGTGCGGATTTCATCGCTGCGTTCTGCCATGGTGTTGAGGTAGATACGCCGAAACTTATCCATGGAACCATTGCTCCGGGTCACAATTTCGTTGAATTCTCGATCCGAAATCCCCTGGCTACTGGCAGCGCTGCGCAAGGTCATAATCGCGTTAACATCAGCTACCGAGAAAGAGCGCTGGCCGACAGGCGTACGGCCTTCGTCGCCGTCTTCGTCGTGGCCGATATCGATATCTTCATCCAGAATTTCTTCCACCGGGGCGCGGCGGGTCGTGGTGGGCTTTTTAGCCATTTTCACATTTCCTCGAATTGTTGCGTTGGGATCGGCGGGAACAGAGACAAGCGAAATCTCGGTCGGCTCCCAGCGAGTTACGGTGATGACCGGAACGCCATTGCGCCCGGTAGATTCTTCGGCTTCCAAGATGCGGTATCCCGCGCTGACCTTGTGGAGCATGCCGTCACGGACCAATCCGAGAGCGGCATTGCCGTTATCGTTGTCGGCAAAGCGCACCTTCATGTGAAGTTTGCGACCTTCGAAGCGGGTTTCGATTACCTGCCCCAAGATGTCCTTGACGCTGGTGCTGCGGTGGCTGTCCAGCACGGGCATATTTTTGAGGCGGGTCGCGACTACCGCCTTGCGGGTGCACAGCAAGATTTCGTCGCCGTAATACCGGCGGACTGGCGTTTCGGTCGCCGCCACAACCCAAATCGTGCGTTCTTCCTCATTGAGCGTTTCCGGCTGGAAACCCCAAGTGCGGTGAAGGTCGCTGTCAGCTTTGGCTTTGCGAAGGGCGGTTGCCATTCTTAGCCCTCGTCGCTGGCGCGCAGCGCCTTGATGACGCGGCGAGCAATGGCGCTGACGTTGACCGAAAGCAGGACTTCCGCCGCCTCATAGGAGATCGCGTCGGTTGCGGCGAAGGCGGACGCGGCTTGATCCTTCCAGTTGGCAAGGCTCAAGAACAACATGTTGCTCCAGCCGGAACCATCTTCGGAGGCGCTGTTGCCATCGACAAGGCAGAAGACGCAATCCGGCTTGCCCGTATTGTGCCATGCGTCATCGACGGCAATCTTGATTTCTTCCGATCCAGTGACGACGCTGAACGCCTGTTCCAGATCGATGCCGAAGCGGGAGAGAGACACCGCGATGCCCATCATGCAGGCTTCGCGAATGTCATAGCGACGACGCGAGCGAGGATTGTCCTCTCCGCCTTCAATCACATGGCCGAAGTCACAAACACCACGTTCACGCCACATGCGCAAAGTGATGGGGGCCACGCCGAGAGCCTGCGCGACAGCGCCAGCGAAAAAGATAGTTTTGAGCTTATTCATGAGTCGCCTCTTTCAGTTACGATAGTAACGAGAATGCACGAACTGTTTGTGGAGTCAATTCAGTTACGGGCGTGACTCAAACAATCTTTGCGCTCTTGAAAGAAGCGAGGAGTTCAATCGTGAAATCGGAGGCGCTGTCACGAAGGTAGTGGTTCTCAAGGAAGAGAGCGGACTTACGCTGCACATCGGCGAGCGTGACGCATGGATGGGCGGCGAGAGTGAGCAGCGCCTTTTCTTCAGCGGCGGCTTCCGGGGTTCCGGTCGGAACGCCGCCATCCGTGCTGGTTGCCACCCAAACGGCGTAAGCGTTCTTCCACGCTTCGATAACGTCTTCCAGCGCCGCGCTGCGAGCCGGTTCAGGCTGGCGGGCAGGTTCAGAACGCTTGAGCATGTCGTGGACTTCCCGAAGGCTGTCCACCAATTCATCCAGCGTGTCTTCCGTACCGTTGGAAATGGCGAGGACTTCATTCGTGGCGAAGCCGAGAACCTTGCGGTCCGGGTCGCCGATATAGTAACAGCCGGGCCTGTCAGCGGGGTCTCTTGGTCCGCAAAAGATATCGTTTGAGGCGTTGTCAGCTACGGTTGCGAGGCAATTCAGCTTGTGAAGCTCATATTGGAAGTCATCGACCTTGCCGAGGATCACAGAGATTTTTTCGGCAGCGCTTGCGCCGCCTGCGGTTTTCGTATTATATTTCATTTGCTTAATGCACCTTTCCTAAAAGGTTTAAAAGCCGATGCACGAGTTCCTAGGCTCGGTGTGCATCGGCTTTTTGCGTTTCAGACTTTTTGCTGGCGTAAATGCTCTCCAATGCGACGACAATTTCAGCGTTCATAGAACGTCGATTCATCACCGCAGCAGCCTTGATTTTCTCTTTGATCTCGCTCGGCAGACGAACCCCGAGCGGGGGAATCACACTCATTTTGCACACCCTCAATGTGACTACACTGTGTAATGACTACACACTGTAGTTATTGCGGTCAATGGAAAAATGACTACAACGTGAAGCCATGAGCACAAAGAAGCCTGTCGATGAGAAAATATCGAATATTCCGCCCTTCGGGCTGCGGATGCTTCCTGATCTGAAAGAGAGAATTGCGCAGGCCGCCGAAGTAAGCGGGCGCTCTATGAATGCTGAAATCGTCTCACGGCTGGAATTCACACTCGATTCCCATGTCGCCGATGAAAAAGAACTGCGTGCGCTGGTCGATCAGGTGGAAGAGTACAAAAGCCTGCTAATTGAGAAAATCAACAACCAGAAGGGACAGACGGCCCTCTTCAAGTCGGTGTGTCACCATATCTTGAGCTACGGTGACGATATCCCGCCCGAGCTTGCCAAATTCGCGGAAGAAATGCTTTCCATCTACAGCGTGGACGCCAGCGACATCGCGGCGGATTTGGAAGCGCTGAAACCCGTTTCCAAGTGAAACGGGTAAAACCCCTTTCCAGCGGGAAGGAGTTAAAATCACTTCCGCTTGAAGTGGTTTCGGCAAAACCTTTCCGACTGAAAGGTTTTCTCAAAACCGTTTCCACTGGAAACGGTAACGGAAAACGTTTCAAGCCAGAACGTTTTTTACAACTTTGGCCTCGCTAACGTTAAATGTTCCCGGCTGAAACATTTAAAGCGTTCCCGACGAGAACGCTTTAAAGTATTTCCATAGGAAATTCTTTTCGGTGTCAGATCGAGAATTTGGCGAAACGGGGTCAATCCGAAAGGACTCGCTCAAGTGAGTCTTGCGTCTCCCGCCCGATCCGTTCCAAGACGTGATCCGCTACGGCTTGGGGGCTGGATGCGCCGTTGATGTGGATCACCGGGCTAACGCTGATTTCGAACGTGTTGCCGCCGCGTGACGCCGTAGAAGATTGCGAACCCCGCGCTGCCGCCTGATATGCTGCGTTCGGGGAGATCATGCCAGATCGTCCAGGCGAAAACAGTTCCGGTCCTTTCTCGCCTACAAGATAGGTTCCACCGGCGCGGACAGGACCGCCGCTGGCGCGAGCGCCGTCAACAGCCGGTTCATCGTCACCGCCGCCAAGAAACTTCGGCCAGCGGATGGAGCCGGTAAGATCGATATTGCCCACGGCGGCAACGATGCGGCTTGGGATCGTCTTCACCCATTCGATGAAGGCATCGAACTGCGAAACCATGCCGTCCCAAAGCTTCTGGATCATCGCCACACCCGCATTGTAGAGGGCGACATGACCGGCCACGAATTGCTCGATAATCCGGTTCGTCATGTTGCGGGCGTTGTTGCTGATCGATTCCACCTGATCGGCCCCGAGAATTTCGCGGTCGAACAGCCCGGAAAACATCTGCCCAAGCTGCGAGAACTTCTCGCCCACCCATCCGGCGGCGTTACTGACGGCTTCCAGCGCCGGGGCCATCTGGTCAAGATACGGCTGCAAGCGCTGGATGACGGGTGCAAGCTGGTCGCCAATCGCCGCTGCCACGCCCGACAGGGTGGCCGTGATCCGGTCCCAATACTTGTAGATCGTTGCGCCAGCCGCACCGACTGCCGCCGCGCCGAGCGCGATACCGAGCCAAACCGGCGCGGAGATCGCCGCCAGCGCCGCACCGATGCCGGTAAGTGCGCCAGTGATGGCGGTAAAGACGCCCGCCGCACTGCCGAGACCGATAAGCGCATTGATCACGCCGCCCATCATGAAGAGGCCCGCGAACCGCGCCGCCGTAGCGGCGATGCGGAAAGCGACGATTGCCGCCGTGGTGGCAGTGATGGCGGAAGTGAGGCCGGGATATTCGCGGGCAAGCTCGCTGATGCTCGTCACCATCGGCCCGAGACGGCCAAGGATGCGGTTCACGGCGGGCAAGAGCGCATCGCCGACGCTGATAGCCAGATCGGTCACACGGTTTTTGAAGATTTGGAGGCCGAACGCCGTGCGCTGCGAAGCGGTGTCGAACTCTTTTGAAGCCGATCCGGCATATTTGCTCTTGTCGGCAATCAGGTCCAGCACCTGCGCCAGCAGATCGCCGTTCGAGATCAGCGGCCCGAGCGCGCGCGCCTCGTCTCCAAACAGGTCAGAGATAGCCGCTGCGCGGACGGAAGCGGGCAATTTGTTGATGCGGGCCAGCACGTCTTGCAGCGTCCCGACCGCATCTTTCTGCATCGACTGCGCCACGCCCTTCGCGGACAGCTTGAGCTTTTTGAACACGGCCACTTGCCGCGCCGTCGCGCTTTCGCCCTTCGTCAGCGCCCGCCCGACATTCAGGAGGCTGGTACTTGCCACTTCCGCCTCGAAGCCCGCGCCGGTCATCGCCGCGCCGATTGCAGCTACCTGTTCCGCCGTCATGCCGAACTGGCTTGCCATCGGTGCCACGCGGCGCACCACATCAAGGATTTGCGGAGCACTGGCGGCGCTGTTGTTGCCGAGGTGGTTGATTGCATCGGCAAGTGAGGCCGTGTCATCCAGCGACATACCCAACGCGGTCTTGAGCTTCGCCAGCGCTTCGCCGGTTTCCCCAGCGCCGATATCCCACGCCACGCCGACCTTTGCGGCGATTTCCGCAAACTTCGCCAACTCGTTTTGAGCGATGCCAGATTGACCGGCCGCAGCGACGATTTCAGCAATGCCGGTCGCGGCCATGGGGATATTCAGCGACATTGCGCGGATGTCGTCGCCCATCTGCCGGAACGATGCCGCGGTGTCGAAATCCACCACCTTGCGAATATCCGACATGGCACTTTCAAATTCCACCGCCGCGCTGACCGGCGCGGACAGTCCTTTCCAGAGCGCGTAACCCGCGCCCACCGCGTCCAGCATTTCGCCACGCATGGCGGAAAGCTGCCTGACGTTCCGTTCAGATTGCGCCGTAAGCCGCTCCATGGCCCCCGCGATTCCGCGCGAAGGCCCGGTGAGGCGGTCAATCAGGCTGACGACCAGTTTTGATTCCAAAACACTCATTCGGTGATTCCATGTTTCCGCTTTACGTGCCGGATTGCGGCTTCGTAATAGGCGAGGGTTTTAGCTGGCGGGAACGCCTCCACCATCGGGAGAGGCGTTGCCGTTTCAGCCGCGACGACTGTTACGATGTCGATCCAGTCGCCGCAGTCGGGGAGTTTCCCAAGAGCGGAGCCACAACCTTTTCGATTTCGTGGAAGTCATCCAGTTCGATCTGCTTGAAGGCGGGCAGCGGGATTTCAGCGATGGAGGAAAGCAGGGCGAGGCTCTTGGCGATGCTGCCCTTAAATTCGTCGGTTACGATGAGATCACCCGTGCGGGGCTTTCGAAAGGTCAATTCCTCGTACTTCTCGCCGTTGTGGCTGACAGGGGTTTTGAGGGTGTACTTGACGGTCATGTTTATTCGCCTTTCATCATGGCTTTGAGGGTTTCCGCAGTAATGCCGCGTTTGGTTTTGGGAGCCGGGCTTGGACGAAATTCCGCCAGCACGGCTTCCATCTGGATCAAATCGCCCACCGTCAGATCGTCCAGATCGATCAAGCGGGGTTTCGGTTCAGTCATGTTTTTTGCCTTTCAGAGCCTTCCTTTTCTTCGATTTGTAAGAGCCGGACGCCCGGCCCCGATTGCCCTCCTTTTCCCCGGTCGGTCGGTGATTCCGATTCCACGCATTTGGCGGTGGAACCCCCCTGTAAACATTTGCACAGAGGGAAAGCCCGCACTGCCGCACACCCGCTCCTTGGTCTCTTTTGGAAAAGGACCCATTGAGGGGGGAGGCTGGATGCTGGTCACGCATGCGCCGCCTCCATCTCGCGATGACGGATTTCCAACTCGCGAAACCAGACGTGTTGCCGCATGGTCATGGTGAATTGTTCACCGCCAATCTCGGCGCGAGCCACCATGTTCTCGACAAAGGCCCGTTCGCGGTCATGAAGGAAAGCAGCGTTAAGCAGCGTGCGTCCGGTCTCGATGATGTAGGCCGCAGACACTGGCGAACGGGCCGTTTCCGCCTTCGGCGCTGGCTCCTGTTCCCGATACACAACCTTCTCGACAACGCGCGGCGGCTTGTCGATCAGCGCCACCAGATCGTGCAGGCAAGCGCCAGCGCTTTCCAGCGTCCGCATGATTGCAGCCACGGTTGCGACAACCTCGCCAGCATGGTCACTCGCCAGCATGGGCAAGAGCTTCCGCAGTTTCGTGATTGTATTCCTATCGAGATCGGCCATTGGTCCAGCCTCTAGCCATGCGCTGCGGTGGAAGCTCGCCACCAGCCAGTGCGGTTCATGCCCGGCTGCGCTTGCCGCTGGTCAGGCCGATTTGAGGGGTTTCGGGCCGAAGCCGCATACACCCTCTCAAAAGCCGTTTTTTCCGTTTCGGCAGTCTCGAAGAGAGAGGTTTTAACCTTACTCACTGAGGTGCTCAAACGTTTGAACCCTATTGCCCTCTTGATCCAGTCAAACCACACCTTGGAAATAATCTTGATGATGTTCGGCAGGTTCTTCCCCGAAACCTGAGGGCGCTCACGAACCGAGATATGCTCGAAGCCCTTCGAGCGCGCCTTGCGGATGGCGTTCTGTACCGAGGTGCGACCAACGCCAGCAATGTCAGCGATTGCGTCAAGGCAAAGATCACAGAAGCCTTTCTGGCGGCAACGATCTGCAATAACAGCAAGCGCGGCGCGTTCGGCCTCAGAATAACATTCACGAATTTCGGGAGGCGTATTAGCAGCGCTGGACCAGACGCGGCGGCGCTTGATCTGCTTCGTGCGCTCGTCCGGCGTCGGGCGTTTGCGGCGCGCCTGCTGTACCACGCGGTCAGCGGCGCGGGCCGATGCCTGTTTCTCGTAGACCTTGGATGCGGGCTTCGTGCCAGCGCCAGTTTCGAAATAATCATCGTGGGCGCGTGCGGAGCGAGAAACGATGCGAGTACGAAGGAGCGCCGCAGACGGTTGATAGTTCGTCATTCACCTGCCCCCGGCTTAGAGAGGGCATGAGCAAATTTTGCAGCTTCCGCCGCTTCCATGACCGTTAAAGCGAAACGACGACGAATCGTGACGACAGGATGCAAGGTCATGGGATTGAGGCGGAGCCAAAGCGCCGCTTCCTTCACACGGTCTTGAACGTGGTTGGGAATAGGAGCGAATTCGCCAGTGTTTTCAACGGTGGATTTTACGCCGTTGGACAGCGTAAGCGTTTGATTTTCAACGTGGCAAACAGAACCACCCTGTCCGCCATTTTTCCCAAATAGTCAGATAAGCCCGGGACTTAGCGTCTATTGCCGCTTTCTCCTTCGATACGCCTTTTCTTTCCCGCATGCCGT